CCCATGTGGAAATAGTAAACAGATCATAATCGTCGTTTAGCGATCCCTCAGTGTGGATGCTTAATCCACCTAGTGTAGTTGGAGGAATATAAATTCCATCAAGTTCAGCAGTGCCTGTTATAACAATATCTCCAGTGCCTGTGATATTATAATTGTTTAAATCTAGTGCGCCTCCTAGTATTGGAGCTAGGTCATCTTCTACTGCTGCTATTTTTTGAGTTGGACCCCAAAATGTTCCATCGTATGCTAGAACATCACCTGCTACTGGTGTAGGAGCAGTAAGATCTACATCATTTAAATTTTGTATTCCAAGGTCAACATCAAGATTAATTTCACCAGTGAGTTCTTGAGTAACTGTTATTCCAGTTTGAATTCCGCTGATAAGAGATGCATAAGTTTCGTCCCTTAAATAATCAAGATCTAGTTCAAAATCTAGTGCATCATCTACATCTCTGTAGGTTAATGTTATTCCAGCGTGTGCTCCGCTGGTCATCATTAAAGATGCAATATCTCGAACCTGTTCAGCATCAACGCCACCGGTAACTGTAGCAGTAAGGGTTTCTAAAACGCTGTCATAGACAAATGTTATTCCTGTATGCGTGGCATCGGTAAACAATGCTGCTGCCGCTGCTTGAGCGTCTGCGTCAGTGTAGCTTCCGCCACTACCGCCACCGGCTATGACAGTTCCCCCTACAGTTGTTCCGTCCCCTACATATAGATTTTTAGTATCTGTAGTGTAAATTATTTCACCCTGTAGCGGTGTTATTGTTAATCTTTGGGCGTTTGTGCCCCTTCGTAATTGCAATGGCATGTAATAACTCCTGGTATTACCTAGTTATGAGTATTTATTCTTTTTTGGCATTTAAACCTTTATCTCTACTATTGTATTTATACAACCAAAAAAATAGGGCCCGGAGGCCCTATTAACTGCATACATAACTTATGTGTACCAAATTTCTTTAAATCCTTCTTCTTCTGTGGGATCTTCCCAGCTGGCAATCATACTAGCGATAACATGATCAGGAATCTCTTTACCAGGACGGCTTAACAAACGAGTCATGAGTTCCTCGTGTTCAGGCGTCTTAAACACCACAGCAATGTGCTCATAGTCTGGCAACATACGGAACTTCTTGGCACGACTTTTAACAGTGGTGCTAGTTTGGTCCCAAATAATATCATGCCCGTGCTTTCGAGCATGAACTACAACTTCAACCATTAGATCTACCGCTGTGGGCATATAGTCAACAAACACTTCAGAATAAGTTTTACCTTGTGCTTTAGCGTATGCCTCTACAAAATTATCTGTGCTAACCACAGTTAGACCTAATGCCCAATCTTGATTTTTAACCCATGTGCTTTTACCGCTGGCAGGCACTCCAATTAACTGATAGCATTTAGGCATTACCAATTCTCCACACCTGAAATTTCTGTTTTAAATTCGCCGTCTAGCCCGTTAATTGTAGTACGTACAATCAAACTAGTTACACTACCAATACCACTATGGTTATCCTGAACCAACTCAAAGGATGTTGCTTCAGGAAATTTATCCATAGTGTCTAAAATTTTTACAACTTCTTCTCTACATAGATACATACAATCTCCTTACATTGTTGGGCCATTGCCGTTTTTAAAACCTACACTACCACCTTCAGCTTCAATACGGGCAATGACGTCTTCAAATAAGATGGGCGCAAAGTCTGTTTGTTCCACGCAAACGCAATGGTAACGAACATCGTTTTCATCACTGTACAAAATCTCTCCTGTACGTGCGTCAACGCCACGTGCTTTCTTCACGCGGTTAGCGTGAGTATGTCCATGAATGTTAACTCCAAAACGACCCATCGAGTCACTGTGTAACGGAATATGGCTTAAGATCATCCCGTTCATCACATGGTAGGCACGTAACTCACGGAAGTAAGCCCTATACTCGTCGTCACGGAAGATGTCGTGGTTACCGCGGATTAAGACCTTGTCTCCGTTTAAACGGGCTAACGTGGGTAATGCTCTGCGGTTAATAACAACATCGCCTAAATGATAGACTTTGTCTGTGGGCTTGACACGTTCGTTCCAAGCCTTGATCATAGCTTCGTCCATTTCTTCTGGACTATCCCAAGGACGTAACTTGGTAACACCATCGTTACGTGTAAAGCGGCATACACCCATGTGACCAAAGTGCGTGTCGCTTACTAAAAATACACTAGGCATAGTGCCCTCCTTTCTTAAAAATTATTAGTAAAAGTTCGCCAATCATCAACGTTTGGCTTTTCATCTTCATCGTAGGTCCAACCCAAGGCCTTCATCATGCGATGCTTGACTAGCAGGTTAGGACTGCGAAAGCGACCAGTATCCTGGAAGCCCATCATTACACCAACTTCACAGACCGCACCCGAACGGCAAATGCCTGCATAGCAATGAACAACAACATTCATATGATTGTCTAGTGCGTGTTGCAGTAATCGAACAAGTTCATTGGCCTGTTCTTGACTGCACTTCATTGCTTCTTCTAATACTTTATCCTTTTCTTCTACATCTAGAAATTCAAAGTTATGAATCTCTTTGAACTTGTGTGTAGGAGTAGGACGCCAACTAGCTGGATCAACAATGCTGATCAGCATTGAGTTCTCTCCGGCTTCGTGATGAAATCTTTTTGGGATATCATCTGCCGCTACGTTTTCAATCCATGGCATAATCGCTCCTTAACATTCAATGTCAATATTTCGACCTTTGTCCAAATCTAAACGAATATTTCTTTCTATACGTTCTGCAACAATTTGTTCAAAATTTCTACGTTCTACAAGTTTACGATAGTCTTCCTCGCGCTTTTCTTGAAGACGACGTTGTTCAAGATTGTATTCTTGTATTTGATGTTGTTGTATTCTTGAGACTTGCATTTTTTGCTCCTGTATAAAAATATTATACTATCTAATTTTGGTTTCGTCAACCTAAAAAAATAGCACCCGAAGGTGCTACCCAAACTTTGTTGTATTTCTACAACAGTTTACAACTTGTAACGATCACTCATTACAGTCTTAAGCATGATGCCTTCTGGAGTGAACTGGTCCAAATCAGCGGCTAGCAAGCTAGTCATGATTGATGGACTGAATCCACTTACCAATGCGGCACCACTCTTGTCTGCCTTTACAGGTACGTTGTCTGAACTGTTTAGGTTCCAGAAAACAATCTGTGGCACAGTGTAACCTGCATCTGCGAACTTGCGTTCGATCATTTGCATTGCGCTATCGTCGTAACGGGCGCATTGGTTAAACTGCATGTCTGACAAGATCAGCAACATGCCTGGCATGTCACTTTGTGGTACTGAGTTCTTAACCGCTACGTCTAGAATCTTGTTCATAGCCGCATGTAGGTTAGTACTCATGTCCCAATCACTCTTGCTCATTTGAGCAACCTTGTCAACAATGTTACCCTTTAGAGTAACAAGTTGTGGCTTGTCTGAGAAAGTCAAGAAAGTGTCCTTGAACACACCCTTGTTCTTATCTGCTAGGTACAAGCCCAAGCTGATTGAAACATCCATGCAAGTTACATTAGTGTTCTTGCCTGCTGGGCAGGACATAGAACCGCTAACGTCTACGATTGGCATGATGCTGGCATCTCCAACGTAGTTAGGCAAGCTGTCCCACTGTGCCACAATGTGGTCAGTTTCTGTCTTGTCTAAAGTTGCACGGTAGCTACCGATCACTCCCTTCAACACGTCATGTGGGAAGATTGCAGAGGCGTTAACCTTAACAGTCTTATCACCACTTACCAACTTGGCAACATACTCAGCGAACGCTGGGCTGTGACGGTTGAATGCCTTCTTGTATAGTCGAGACGCTACAGAAGGAACGTGACTGAAGTTGATGTTATCCCAGTCTCCAGCACACATCTGGGTTTCAACAACCTTTGTAAGTGCCACAAGGCTCTTACGGTATTGCTTTGGAGTCATGCCAAAGAAGGCACGAACTTCAGCGGCAATCTGACCCTTACGAGGAGTCCACTTTGCAGCCAGTCCGTTACTAGCACGTAGGGCATCACCCAACATGGTATAAGCGGCTGACTTCAGAACTGGGCTTTGGAAGACAAAGATGTCATCCCAACGACCCACTTCTGGAACCTTGCGAAGCAAAGCCAAAGCGGCGTCTGGGTCACGCTTTTCTAGATGTACTAGAATGTCGCGGAACAGTTGACGTTCACCTGCACCACCACGGACATCACGTGCCCATTGTGCGATACGTAGTGCTACATCACTGTTTTCCACGTAGGCGGCAGTGAAGTCGCCTGTGATGTCCTTACCACGGCTTGCGCCGATCTTGTAGAACAGGTCAACACACGCCGAAGCAGTTGACTTACGAGCCTTCATGCCATTAGCAGTACGGGCTTCTTGATTTGCGATTGCGTTTACAAATGCGTTCATTTTAATTACCTTTACAGAATGTATTGTTTTTCGATATGCTTGAAAATTAAAGTTGCTGTTAACATTCTAAATTTAACAGGATGATCGTGCCAATTTGTTTATTTTCTGGTCTGATCAATTACGGCACTCAGACCCTAGCAACATTCATGTTGCCTATTACATGTTTTTCTGTATGTACATCATATCCGGACTTTGCCGGCCTAGCTATTCCTTGAGTGTCTATTTCTAGAACAGTATTTCTACTGTGTCCTGCGACCACTTTCTATAGCTGGAGTTCAGAGTATTTTAGATTGCTGTAGTCATCCTAGGAATACAAACAGGATCGTTGTTGACTGCTTTTATTTTACTCAGGCCATCACTCTGAGCTTGTTGGTCTATTTCAATAGCCGCCTTCAACGCTAGGCAGTTTTACCTGCTTCGCTCCAACGAACTACCATAGGGTCCAACGATTCATAGTAATATGAATGTTGCTGTACCGATCCTAAAACTTTCTACAAGCATCTCTGCTTGCTATGTGTCTATTATAGTATAGATTTGAATTATTGTCAACTCTTTTTGGACTTCTCTTTTACCTTTTCTAAAGGTCCTTTGTTAAGCCAAAATTTTCGAGTTTGATTTTCAAAATGGACTTCGACGAAGTCGTTGCCGTCGATAGTCCGAACGTTAGTATAATCGTCACAAATGACTTCTTGATTATTAAAAACGTTCTTCAGTCGAACGGGCTTGATTTTATTTTTTATCATTGCGTTCTCCTAAATTGGTTGCGGGTCCCGGAATCGAACCAGGATCTAGAGCTTATGAGACTCTTGAGTTACCGTTTCTCTAACCCGCGTCTGTTAACTTGGTACAATATGTGGAATGTATGGAACTGCTCTTGGTCCACCGTACAGTTGTTCAAAAAGTTTTTTAGCCTCTTGCGGTGTATCCGCATAGATTCTTTTCTTTTCTTCACCACCGGGTGTTCTTACAGTTGTTTCATACATTGGCATATTGTATCCTTAAATGGTCGGAGTACAAGGATTCGAACCTTGGACCCCCTGGTCCCAAACCAGGTGCGCTACCAGACTGCGCTACACTCCGAATTATTCTTTACACTTTTTTCAAATACTCTTTACCTACTCTGCCTTCTTGTATGTCCAGCAAGGCAGTAACAGGTGCATTTATCTGCGTAGTAAGTTCTGCATGTTTATGTTTACGTGAAAGTTCACGAGATCTTGCCGCGGCAATAATTACTAGATTAAATCTATTACCACCTACGTTTTCAACACATTGTTCAGTGTCAATATCAGTACCACGACTTAATTTCTTTAACATATAGACCTTTAAAAATTTTTGGTGGAAGTTAAAGGGATTGAACCTTTGACCTTGACCGTGTAAGGATCCTGCTCTACCGCTGAGCTAAACTTCCTAAAATGTGGAGCGGAGTGAGAGAATCGAACTCTCGACCGAAGATTGGAAATCTGCTGTTTTACCATTAAACTAACCCCGCACACTTTATAGAGGCTCTCTGTGGCGCTTGAATCCTTGACGGCCCTACTCTTCATGGCACCTCTCAACACGCCGCGGGCTAGTTGAGTTCAGTGTTTGTCCATTGTAGCCGCTCAAAGAGCTTTTATAAAGTGTCTAGCTACCTACACCACATAGGCCCTAAACTGAGCAGTTACTCTGTCCATAACATTTATTCTTTTGGATAGGCGTTATACCTCACCCTAGGCAGTTTTCAGTATCCCCCAACGGGGACTGTAAGGTCAGGTCCTAGTGTACCCCCTGTTCTATCGTTTCAGGGACGCTCTTTATATGACGTAAAAGAGTAAACCGGGGTTCTTGGTGCCCCTACACAGAATCGAACTGCAAATTACGGATTACAAAACCGTCGTTATACCATTTAACTATAAGGGCAAATTTTTAACTGTTTCTATTATATAGTAATTTCTACTTCACTGTCAACATATTTTGGTGGAGGTAAACGGGATCGAACCGATGACCTTTAGCTTGCAAAGCTACTGCTCTCCCAGCTGAGCTATACCCCCATTGTTTATTTAATATCTCGACCTTGTAGATCTGCTTTACCTGTTTCGTAAAGTTCTTTACGCTGTTGATATTGTTCTTCGGTAAGACCGTGCCACCCACAGCAGTCACCAGTTGGTGATCGACCGCACCCGCAGGTACCTTGTTTCATCTGTTCTGTTGATGGGCTCATCTGCCTTGTCCTCTATAACGCTTAACACCTTTACGGCCTTTGTTTACAGTACTAGACTTACTGCCATTCTGACAAGTATTCTTATGTACTCTCTTATGTGTGCTTTGACCTTTTACTGCCATTTTAATTTCCTTTTAAATATTGGCTCCCCAGACACGGTTCGAACGTGTGACCAACAGATTAACAGTCTGCTACTCTACCGACTGAGCTACTAGGGAACAAATTTTGGTGGAAGATAAGGGATTCGAACCCTTGGACCGCAAGTTCATTACGATCGACGGTTTAGCAAACCGCTGCCTTCAGCCTCTCAGCCAACCTTCCTATATCTTATGTAGCCGGGAGGCTTCGAACCTCCATGGAATCCTGGATTATATCCCGACCCGTCCCCTGACCTATGCTATGAGCATAGCGGGAGCTTTGCCTATTTGCTTACGGCTACAACGTAATTATACATTCTAGCCTAGACTGTGTCAACTATTTTTGGCCGGGCTTGAGAGGATCGAACTCCCACCGTCGGTTTCGAAGACCGAAATGATATCCATTTCACCAAAGCCCGATAGTAAAGCACACTCATCACTTTTCTCTACGGTGGTGTGAAGTCCTTACAACCAAACCTATAGTTTGGCAAAGTGTGCTTTATTATTTGGAGCAGGATAGGAGGGTCGAACTCCTGACATTCTCGTTGGCAACGAGACATTCTACCACTGAATTAATCCTGCGTTGTGTGGTGCCCTAGGGGGGACTCGAACCCCCACGCTTTAGGCGCTGGAACCTAAATCCAGTGCGTCTACCAATTCCGCCACCAGGGCATAATCTTACTTATCTATTAAATAATTATATGGAACCAGAACAGAAATTTGTTGATCTTGTTAACTACATGCTATCAGAGGCAGCACGTGGTAAAAAGTTCAGCTCTACGAGCGAACGAATACTCTGGGAACGTGGATTCCTTACAGGACTACTTGCTAGTCTTGCACGTGACGAAAGCGATGTTCATCTAGCTATTCGTCGCAAAATAAAAAAACGTTAATGGTGCCCCTGGCAGGAGTCGAACCTGCACACTCAGGCTTATCTGGCCTGTGCTTTGGCGAGGTATAAGCTCGCGTCTTTACCATTAAGCTACAGGGGCGAAAACTTTTTTTCTAACCAAGGACTGACAAACTCACTGAAGAATGTCTTGTGAGCATTGTGACCGTAATGCCCATCGGCTAGTCTATCAAAATTTCGAGTTTGGCAATATGTTTCCCAACTAGGACTAAAGTTTAAATTTAATCCGTGTCTTTTAAGCAAAGTATGATCTTCATCAAGAACTGTACCTAACCATAAAGGTATTTTGTGAGAAACAGATAGGTGTTGCAGGTAACCTGCATAAGAAATAAAATTTATATCACTAGTTCTCCAATTATGGCAAACTCTATAATATTTTTCTAATACTCTATCCCAATTAGAATTTATTTGTCCGTATGCTGTATAATAAACATCTTGCGGATTAGAATTCTGGTCTAATGTTCGATAAAGATAACGATTAGATCCTGGCAATATAATCATAATTGCACTTAATTCTTTTTTATTTTTAAAATTTTGAATGCCTTCTATACAGGAAATAGGACTACTACCTGGTGAACTTAAATTGATTGTTTCACAGTCAAAATTTTGTTGTATCATATGCGGCCAAGCATACTGGCTGGGAAATTTTCCATCTAGACTGTCATCAAAACCGTGTCCGAATACATGACTACAACCTGATATTAAAATCTTTTTTGACATGAGTTATTTATTTGGTGGAAGCTGTGAGATTCGAACTCACGGACCCTTTCGGACCGACAGTTTTCAAGACTGTTGCAATAAACCGGACTCTGCCAAGCTTCCATATAACCATTAAAAAATAGCATTACCCCTTATAGGACGGAACAAATTTCTGAGTGGAGTTCGATTCTCCTCATAAGCCATTGTCCGCGGTTTTATCAGAAGAGCAAGATGGCCCTATTCTTCATGAGACTGTGCGTCCACAGACGATTCCCGCTAATACTATTTTTTAATGGTACTCGGTAGGGGAATCGAACCCCTCTTCCCGCCGTGAAAGGGCGGTGTCCTAGACCGATAGACGAACCGAGCACATGGTCTTTTAAATTGTTAATGAACGTTTAAGTATCAATTATATACTTAAACTCCGTTGCTGTCAATGCAATTTGGTGCTCCAGGGTGGTATCGATCCACCGTCTCTACATTACCAATGTAGTGTACTACCTTTGTACTACAAGAGCATGGTACCCCTACTCCGATTCGAACGGAGAGAACTGCTCCTTTTGAGAGAGCCGACTTTACCAATTTGTCCATAGGGGTATGGTGCCTCTGGAAGGATTCGAACCCTCAGATAGCTGGTTTAGAAGACCTGCTCCCAATCCATTGGCAGAGGCAATAAAACACAAATAAATATCTCATGAATTATGACTCTATATACAAAGATCATGCTAATACTACTATAGATTGGTGTCCAATGGACACTCAAGAACTATACGAACTTAATCTAAAAACACGACGAGACGATCTCGACAAATTTGGTTGGATAGATAATAAAGTATCTTACACGTTTAACGAACACGGCTTTCGCTGTCCGTCATTTGAAAATAAACCAAGCATAATGTTTCTAGGATGTAGCCATACTCTTGGAATTGGTATTAATATAGAGGATACATGGGGACATCTAGTAAGCAAAGAACTTAATCTTCGCTGCATAAATCTTGGGCAAGGAGGAGGCACTAATGACACCGCCTTTAGACTTGGATATCACTGGATACCAAAATTAAAACCAAAGATTGTTTTCTTATTACAGCCAGATTCCAGTCGAATAGAAATTATTTCACGTTCTCGAAATATACAATTTCTTTCAACGGGTCAAAAAATACCAGTGCAATGGCAAAGATGGTATAATGATTGGCTGTTAGTAGATAGTAATTCAGTGTTAAATTTTCAAAAAAATACGCTAGCTCTTTCTGAAATTTGTAAACAAAATAGAGCAAAATTTCGATATGTCAGTTCTGATGATATCCCACAGTGGGATAAAGCACGAGATTTGGCACATGACGGTGTAATATCTAACAGTAAGTTTGTTACTCTTGTACTGTCGTTGATAGAAGATCCTAACGCTCATATGCCAAAAAAATAACTGGTGCCCTTGAGAGGACTCGAACCTCCAGAACCCACGACCTCAACGTGGTGCCTATACCAATTCGGCTACAAGGGCCTTGGTGCCCGTCGTGGGATTCGAACCCACACCTTTACAGATTTTAAATCTGCCGACTCTACCAATTGGTCTACACGGGCAAATAAAACAGGATGTATTTTACTGGTTAGATTAAAAGTCTAGTGTATAAAATTTGCTGTTAACATCCTTAAACTGGCATCCCCATCAGGAGTCGAACCTGAGACTTAACCTTCGCAGGGTTAGATGATTTCCTATTTCACCACAGGGATATATTTGGTGCCGCCTTGAGGGATCGAACCTCATTCCTCGGTGCTTCAAACCGGTGCTATGACCACATCAGCTAAAGCGGCAATGATTGGGGTGTTAGATGGGGAACGATCCCATACTATCGCTTTCACAGAGCAATGTGCAGACCACTACACTACTAACACCATAGAAAAACAGGATACATTTTAAAGTGCTCTACCAAATGAGCTAATCAGGCTTGAAGCCTAATGTTGGATTCGAACCAACTACCACTCGCTTATAAGGCGAAAAGGGTTTTGCTGTTAGTATCCTTGACTTGGTGGATGTTAGTGGGATTGAACCACTGACCTTCACGGTGTCGACGTGGTGCTCTACCCCTGAGCTAAACATCCAAAACTGGCACCCGGAGTAGGAATCGAACCTACAATAGCAGAGTCAAAGTCTGTTGTGTTACCACTACACTATCCGGGAATAATAAAACAGGATACATTTTTCTTTTATACCAAAAAAGTTAAAAGTTGCTGTTAGTATCCTTAAACTGGTGCCTGTTCCAGGTTTCGATCCTGGTACCTCCGCCTTATCAAGACGATGCTCTCCCGATTGAGCTAAACAGGCAAATTGGCATACCCCCAAGGACTCGAACCTTGACAAACGGTTTTGGAGACCGCTATGCTGCCATTACATCAGGGATACATTGATTGGTGGTAATGGAAAGAGTCGAACTTTCACTGGGCACCGTATGAAGGTGTTGCACTACCGTTATGCTACATTACCATAAGGATGACAACTTGAATGTTCCCCCATCGTTATAGGAACCATTCACCCGTGTAACAAGCTCGAGCGGGACTCGGTACGTCACTTGGGATACTTGACCAGTGCATTCCATTATGCTCTATGACGGGAACTGACCCCGCTCTCTGCTCTACAATAGTTCGTCCTTCGAAGTAACTTGCTATCGTGTCTTTCACTTGCTGACATCAAATTGTCATTCTTATGGTAGGGGCACAGGGAATCGAACCCTGATAGACCGGTTAAAAGCCGGATATTCTAGCCGTTGAATTATACCCCCATATGGTCCACAGCGTCAGATTCGAACTGACACCT